CCAAAGCAGTAGTAAGAAGAATTATATATCTTCATCGAATTACTTTTTTCTTGATGAAATGGACAGTTAATAAACCCTTTTCTATCCATCTGCATTCCATATCTTACTAAAATATCTTGCATAGAATACATTAATTTTATATCATTACTCGTCAACCAACTCACCACCCAATAATTCTATAATCCTTTTACCCGTTTCCTCTTTAGTACAAAACTCAAATCTAATATTATATCTATCTCTCATAGTACAAAGAGATTTGTATAGCTGTTCTCCATCTACCGCTTTTTCACTTCTAACAGTTTTTACTCTCTTTCCATCGACAGTTTTCCACTGCGCTTCATGCTTTCTTGGATTTTTCCAGAAGTAAACATCTTCTATACTTTCTATACCTTCACCATGCTCTACAAGAATGATTAGCTGTATGCCTACATTTATCGCTTTTACAAGTTCTTCTTTAAATCGCTTATGTTGTTGACAAACATTCCCACACAACTCCCCTAAATCTTGCTTTCTATCAATTACCAGCCGGGCATCATCTAAAGACATATAATCCCCAACATATAATTTTGATGTAAAATAGTTTATACCTTGTTTGGAAAATTCCTTTTTAATCTCTTTGACTGCATGAATTTTTTCCCTCGAATCAATTTGTATTTCCATACATTCCTCTTAATTAAAGGGCAGTTCTTCATCAATACTATCTGGTATGCTTATAAATCCATCTGAATCTGGTCGAGGTGTAATATTTATTCCTTGAGGTAATAACTTGTCCTCTGGAATCTCAACACTTTGTATGTCCTCTACACTCCTAAACCATCTTAGCTTATTCTTCATGTTTACTTCGCCATTATATTCTTCTTGAACCTTACCGAATACGCCACCAATAAATTTATCTTTGAAACAACTGGCAAATTTATCTCCCCATACAACTGTAAAACCTGCGTTAGAACGCTCCACCGAAGTCGTAAATGTTTTAAGTTGTTTACTGCAATTTCCGTCCTTATCCTCTGTTAAAATATATGTAGTGCCATTGTTCGGCCACTTTTTTTCCGGTCTAATATCATTCTTGAATAAATCTGCAAAATAACGAGGCTGTTTATCAGTATTTGCTGTATCAAATGATATTTTTATCATCGGGCGACCCGTTTTTGATGTCATTTCCTCTACTTGTTTGATTACTAGAATATGTCCCCCTAATTCAATCGGTGTAAAATCCCCACTTGCTTGTACATTGTCATAATTATTTGGTTTGTTCATTTTTCTTTTCCTCACTTTCATTATTCTCTATTTCGTAATATTCTCTAATTGTTTTATCAACGACTATTAAATCATTATTAATTGTTAAATCTGTAAACATATCTATTGGTGATTTGCTAACGGCTCCACCACTTGATTGGGTAACAAATAAATGTTTTCCACCCTCTTCTATGCAACGAAGAACTATTGTAAACATTCCTTCAATACACACCTTTTCATCTAACAACTTTCCTATTGTTTTTGGCTTAATATCGCCATTTTCATGTGCTTCTTCGTGCATAATTATGTACACAATTTTATCTTCTGGAACCTTATTAATAATAAATTGTGTTAAATTCCAGAAGTAATCACCTATTTCATTGTATAGTGCAAAAACTCCATTGCCTGCACCTGTACTGCTATGTTTTCTCATAAAATGGTTTGTAATCAGATACCCCGCATCATCTAGTACGATTGATTTTGCTTTGGATACTAAAAGACACTTCATTACTTCTTGATAATCATCTGTTCTCCATCCATCTATTTTCCCTTTGAATGGAAGGGGTTTATTTAGCACTCTGATGAGATTAAAACTATTTCCTATACAATTCCTCATGCTCGTACTTTTTCCTGTTCCAGATTTCCCTATAATTAATACTGGTATTGCGATAAGTCATCACCCCTTTTATTTTATTTGAATGTTATTACTCGTTATAAGTTCAGCCCCTAAAACATTCACTCCTGCCTTAATTGCTTCTTTAATTTTGGTTTTGTTTAACTCTGGTTCTTTATATTTCAAATAATCATCTTCTACTTTGGTTATATCTATGGCACTCACCGCTTCTGTTTTTCTAAAACTTATACTTACTTTTGATGTCTTAAATTTTTGTCCTGCTAAAACATTGCCTAAATATTCCTTGAGTGATTCTGCTTTATTCTTGCAAGTACTTTGTCGTTTAGCTAATTTCTCTTTTTCTTCTTTCAATGCACTTGCCTCTGCCAAAAGATTTTTTATCCAGCAACCTACATTTTCCACTTTTACATCAAAGGCTATCTGTAATTCTTCTAGTTTCTCAGCTTCCACAATTTCACCCGTTTCTAAATCTACACAATTTAAAATTTCTTCATTAATCTCATATAAATTCATTTAATCCCTCCTAGTATAATTCTCTATGATTTCCATTGTCCTGTGGCACATTTACAAAAGGTAAGCCATGTTCCACTTGTTCCCATTCCTTTGCTAATCGTTCTCTTTGCCTATGTATCCGTTCTTGTTCCGCTTCGTATTCATCAAATAAATCAAGATTATCTGGAATATACATGCTTAATCCTCCTTGTCATAAACAGCATTCTCACTAGCAAACAGAATTGCCTTAGAAATCACTTGGCTCAGGCTGCATTGCGAATCATTAAACATATCTACCGCCGCATTGTAAGCATCTTTCGTAATCCTTGCAACCTCCGACTTATCTGTATGTTTTTTCTTCCTTGCTGGAAGATGAAATTTTTTTTCACTCATCTGCTAATCCTCCACTATCACACAAAACTCCTCTTTGTTGTTGAATTTATCCAATAAGTCCATTTGTAAAACTTCTAACTCTCGGTCTGCTAAATCTGCTGTATACTTTAGGTTCTCTCTAGTAGTTATCGTCACAATCGCACCGCCATTAAATTTTTCTAGTTTCGCTATCAATTCTCTTGTTGTCATTCTTGCATTTCCTCCGATTCCGTGCTACAATGCACGTATTAATATATTTTTATTTACTTTGTTCCCTTGGTGTTCCAGCACCTTGGGAGTTTTTTTATTCTCTTTAGTAATCTCTTAAACCAGTTTTCTCTTTTCGCCCAAATCATCGTTATCCCTCCTATCATCCTCCTAATTTTTACAGCTACTTCTTCCTATGTAAACTCCTCTTTAAGCCAAGCAATCAAATGTAATAGTATTGCTAAGGTTAATAAAATTAGAGTTGGAAGTATGTTGTCGCTGTCTGCCAATAAACCAGCAGCTAACACAAATATAAGCCCTAATACTTCCATTTATACCTCCTTCGCTTCCTTAAACATCTCAACTATTTCTTTCTCTGAAAACTTTAATATTTGGAACATCTTAATCAACTCTTTCATGGTAAAAGTATCTGGACGCTTCACTCTAAGTTGAAAAGTTCGCTTTATCATATGAAGCTTTGTTGCTATTTCTTCATCTCCTAATCCCGCTTTTGCTTGATTCCCTAATATGTGCTTTTTTCTTATTGCATTCCGTATTTCTGTATCAGATTGCTTTAGTTTTGGCATCTCTTTCTCACCTCCTACTTTTCTAATTCATAATCATTTAATCTTCCTGTTCTTAATTTAGAAATTATCTAACATAACTTTTGTTGCTCCGTTTTCCGTTTTGATTATTTTAAGGTTGTGCATTTCTTCACCTCCTGCACTACTTCTTTTTCAACTTTACCTGTTTTCTATTGTTCTTTATTGCTTTACACCCTTTTTTCCCCTATAATTTGCATACAGACTATTACGAGTAGTCGAGTGCATAAGAAAGGAGATTTCAATATGGAACCTATTACCAATAACGCTAATAAAGTTCTTTGCTGTTTTTATAAAGAATTTCTTGAAAGAAGAAAACTCAATATGTCTATACGTGACTCCAGTCGATTCACATATGAATTTTTTTCTTCTGATAAACTATTTTCTAAATGGCATAAATCAGATATTGACACCAATCTAATGGAACTCGGAAACAAAAAGTACATATCAGCATATATAGGCAGTCAATTTCAACTAACTAATGAAGCAATAATTTATTTAGAAAACCGCTTTCAAAATGGAGCAAAGGAAGTTATTGACTTAATTTCAAAGTTTATTCCTTAGGTTCAGGGTCGCTGCAAAAATAAACTGTTTGTTCTATTTGTAGTGACCAAATACCATTATCAAACCTTAGACACAACATTTTCACGTTGTCGCTTATGTCTTCACCATTTAACAGGTAGACTCCTTTGTCTAAGTCCAAGTAAATACTTTTTAATGTATTTTTATTTTTTGCTTCACTCATTCCTCCACCTCTCTTTCTACACTGGTTGATTTTTTCGTTTTATTCCTACACCACTTCTTTTTCGTTTTCTCTACTCTTCCAAAAAATATTCCAATGACACTCCAAAGTACGCTGCTATCTTTTGGAGTTTTTTTAGGAAATCTCTTGCCTTAAACCATTAACCGAATCATATACAGTTTTACTAACTGATAAATTCAACGCAAATTTCTCTTTAATCGCCATTAGACTAACTATATCTTCTAATATTGGTTGCCTATCAGATAACATCTCTGGTGTCATATCTGCCTTACCTATCATTTTAGGATAGCCATGTTTGATAGATACTGCTTTGTTAGATATCGTATTGGCTTTTATAAAATCCACTCTTACTGGCTTTCTCAAACTTTTACTTAAATTTCCCATCATTTCCTTTTGGTGTTCTTTATCTAACATGCGGAATACTTGAAATCCTTCTAGTCCTGTGGATTGTCTAAGTTGTTTGATTACGCTGAATACCCAACGTTTGAATTCTTTGGCTTCTGACTTTTTACTTCGGAATATTGCATCATAAATTCCAAATTCTGAAATAATGGTCATTTCCTGTGAATCTCTTGATTTTACTTTTTCAGATGTGATGTCCGTAATTAGGACAGCACATAAGTCTTTCTTATCGTTATACCTCGTCATATGAGGTGTGTGTTTATACCCCAATGCATCTGCCACATCTTTTGCCACCGCCCACCACTCACCATCTTTTTCTACAAAACGGATGTTGTGGTTGTTCCAATTTTCTGTTTTCATTGTTCACCTACTTTCTTTCAGTTTCTTTTAGGAAACTTTTGTTTCAAAAAAAATATTCAATATATCTTGTTTGTTCATGCTTAGGACTTTTGCTATTCCCAATATTTCATTTCTATCAAATTCACTAGCACCGCTCATTTTCCTGTAAAATGTACTTCTGTCCATTTGAATTCCGCAAAACTCTCTTAAGTCTAATATTATGCTATCCACATTTTTCCCTTTCAAAATCATGCAAGATTTAAGTTTGGCACTATTCACTTTCTATCACTCCTTTCGTTTCCTTTAGGACACTTTTATATTACAATACCCACTTTAGGTTGTCAATACTTTTTTCTCTTTTAAGAAACTTTTTTTCTTTTTTTAATATTTTTGTTGCAAAAAGGAAACTTTTGTTTTATAATCTTGACATACAGATGAAATGAGGTGTTCTAATATGAAGAAAAATAAAATTTTTATACGTCGAAAAGAGTTGGGGTTAACCTTGGAAGATATTGCAAAAGCAGTTGGTGTTGGAAAAAGCACTGTTGCCAAATGGGAAAACGATTCTATTCAAAACATGAAACGAGATAAAATTGCTCTCCTTGCTGACATACTGAAAATAGACCCCATAGATGTTTTGTCAATGGGTGAAGATTCTCATAGATTTGTTCTTCCTAGCCGAAAACCAACCTTCGAAGAAGAAGTAGAAAACGCATTGGAAAATATCGAACTTAAACACTTGAGTGAAGTCAGCGAAACATTCTCTTCTTTAAATTATTGCGGACAATTAGAGGCTATAAGTCGAATTCATGAGCTTGCCCTAATTGACAAATATAAAAGAAGAGGAAGTGACTTAGACTTCTTAGTGGAAGCTGGCGTGGCTATTTCAACAGACGACCACCTAACCCCAGTTGCAGCACGTAATGATAACGAAGGCAAAGAACAACAAAGGCTAATGCAAGAAGACCTTGATGATATGTAAAGAAAGGGATTTTATGACTCAATACGAAACACTACTGCACGAAGGAGAAAATCATAAAATACAAATTACTGAAAAAGATTTCAAATCAGATGCTAAAGGATTAATAAAAGGCAACAGAATTGCTATAAGAAAAGATATTCCAACTAGCATTGAAAAAGCCTGCGTCCTAGCCGAAGAACTCGGACACCACTACACTACCGTAGGAAATATACTAGACCAAACAAAAGTAATGAATCGAAAACAGGAATACATAGCTAGATTATGGGGATATAACCGTCTAATTGGTTTAAGAGGGATAATAGATGCCTATGAAAATAAATGTCGTGATTTGCATGATATGGCTGATTATTTAGAAGTTACAGAAGAGTTCTTACAAGAAGCACTGACTACTTATAGAAGTAAATACGGTCTATATACTAAGATAGATAATTACATAATCTACTTCGAGCCTAATCTAGGTATAATAAAAATAATATAAAAGCACATTGACAATATAATAGATTTACCTAGGAAACTGATAGGGCGTATATCAGCCACCATCTTTCTTTGAAAGGGGGCTGAATGCTTATGAACGTTACTTTTAATGACTTATTTACATTTGTTATCATGCTAGTTGCAGTCATAACTCTTGTTGAGAATTTTAAGCATAAAAAATAACGCCCTCATCTTTGGTCGGATAGGCGTTATTTTATAATACATATTCACTGAGGTGGCTAGGTGTACACTAGCTATCAGTTCTCTTGTTAAGTCTATTATATGCAAATTATATGGTTTTGTCAATATCATGGAAATAATATAACACCGTTTGTATTCTCGGAAAGGCTGTAGCTTTTCAGAGTGATGTGAGGTAAAAAAAGAGAAAAGAGGGATATTTATTTGAAAATGAAAGAAAGATTATTAAAAAAGGCTAAAGAAGCTTTCGTTATGGCTATCGAAATATATAACAAGCCTACTATTGCGTATCGTGTGGAGGGATTCAGTTTTTTTATATGCAATGCATGGGAGTTAATGTTAAAATCTCATTTAATTAAAACTCAAGGGAATAGTAGTATTTATTATGTTGACAATCCAAATCGAACAATTTCATTAGAAAATGCAATTAAAAAAATTTTTACTAATAATAAAGACCCACTAAGGTTAAATCTTGAAAAAATAATTGAACTTAGAAATACTAGCACGCACTTTATTACAGAAGAATATGAAATGGTATATATTTCACTTTTTCAATCCTGTCTATTAAACTTCAATGAAAAAATGTACACATTTCATAAAATAGATATGACTACAGTGATACCACAAAATTTTCTCACCTTATCTATTAGCATGAAAGCCTTGAATGAAACAGAAATAATGGCTAAATATCCTGAAGAAATAGCAACAAAATTACTAGATAATAACAATGATATTTCAACTGCCCTAGAAAGTACAAATGAAAAGTTTGCAATCAAAATAGAACATCACCATTTCATCACTAAAAACAAGGACATTGCTACTAGTTTAATCAATATTGACAATACTGCAAAGGCTGGTGTTAAAATCATCAAAGAACTAAAAGACCCTAACATTACTCATCGATACAGCACAACCAACTGCATTGATGAAATTAAGAGACGTTTAGAGAAACAATCAATAGCTTTAAAGCTTAATGATGAAAATAAAGCATTTACCAGTAATGATTTCAACTTATTCGTAAAATACTATGGAATAAAAGACAAGACTAGCCTCTGCTACCATCATCAACTGGCAAACCGTTATACTTATACGATACAGGCTATTGACTTCATTGTTGAAGAAATAAAAAAAGACCCTGAAAATATTATTCAGAATCTAAAAACTTTTGTTTCAAAAAAATAAGCCAACCCCAGGGGCAAAGGAATTCTAAGTTTTGCAACCTACTCCCATTCGGGAACCCAGCCTTTCTCCTTCACGAGTTAACTTATTCATATTATAAAGTATATTCACTAATGTGTCAATTATGTACTAAAAATAAAACAAAATGTACTATCTGCATAATTTTTTTACACTAAAATTAAAATTTGATTTTTTTATGCCCTATTTTACTGACTTTTTGACATCTTTTGTCGCTAGTCGAGTGTTTTTAAGCGACCTATATAATCGCATTTTTATATAATTCACACCTAATAAAAAGCTAAAGGAACTAAATCCTCTAGCTTTTTGTTCACCAATCTGACCCTGCTTGTATTTAGTTTATTACCTGGTGTTTATCCTGCCAATTGCTTTGTATTGTTCTCTTGAATAAAGTTCTTTATCTGCTCATATCCCCAACCACAAT